GTACGCTTTTACCAATAGCGGTCTTCTGCTGGAGCTTACTGAGTTGTTCTTTCAGAGACTTGTTCTCGGCTTCCATCGACTGAGACCGTTCGGCTGCATTCTGGAGCTTCACAATTTCGACAGCGTGGACAAGTCCATCAGGAGTCGCAGTAAGCAGCGGGAAATTATTCAGAAGCTGAACAGTACGCTTGTACTCAGAGCTGTTCTGATCTTTCAGCCAAGCCTCCTTCTCGGACAACTTGCCGTAGTTTTCAGCCCATGACTTCTGGAACTGCTCCTGTTGAACCTTCTGCTGTCTTTCACCAGCCGCTTTGCGGACATTATCAGCCTTGGCTCGCGCTGCCTTGGCCAACTGAGAATCGCCATCAGCCTCAAACTCCTTGGCCGCAGCCTCGTAGTCATCAGCCGTATAGCCCTTCTCGTCCCGATGAGAATTGGTTTCGGTGGCCTTGGATTGCTCCCGGCTCCTGCTCCATTCCTCACGCTCACGCCTCACCGCTTCGCGCTCAGCCTTGAGGGCCTCCTTCTCAGCGTTGATTTGTTCCCAGGACTTCGCCTTTCGGTTCTGTTCCTGAGCGAATTTGCTCTTCTCCTTATCAACCTTCGGCTCGGTCTTTGTCGCCTTCGGTTCCGTCTCTGACTTCGTGCTTACTTCCTTCTCGCCACCATCGAACTCTTTGCTGGCGGTCACCTCATTAGAGGATTCCTGCTCAACCGGAGCTGACTCGTTTGATGTTGGAGTCTGCTCCCTTGGCTGGCTGTCGATATCGACACCGGCATCGTGATCTCTGGCCAACGCGAGTAGGCCATCTGCACTCATTGATTCGTCTGACATATTGTGCTTTTACTCGTTTGCTGGTCCGCACAGACCGGCAACCGCAACTTTGATCCTATGTGTTCGTGGCAGAATCCGGATCATCATCCTGCCCCGTAATTGATTCCTGATCGGCCATCACTTCGATGACCTTCACAAGACTGGCCTGACCCATTGCAAAGCCTGACGAATATTGCAAATGGTTTCTATCAGTTATCGCAGAAGCATTCTGCATAAGCACAGTGTTTAACAGTGCGTCCCTGAATCGTTTGCCAGTATCGCTATTGAAGAAATTATTGAGCGTGATCGCGTCCTCTTTGCGCCAAGGAAGCGGATCTACCCATCGTTGATGCCGCGCAAATGTCCACGCAGTACGGACTCGTGCGAAGAAGCTGATCATTTACTTGCTGGCTTTCTTTCGACCGGCAGCTTGGCGGCGCATGAACTCTGCGGCCCCCAGCTTCTTGCGACCGATATAGGCAGCAAGTGCGCGGGGATCATCGGCCCCTTCCTTACGGAGTTCGTTGGCCAGTTTACTGAACTTGGATTTCTTCTTCATGTTTGTAATTGGTTACCACGCCTTGCAGGACCACGTTCTTGGCTTGGTCGGATCTTTCGCCGTATCGCAATTATGCCGCGCACGGAAGCTCTTGCGCCGTTCCGGGTCTGATTTCTTGATGCTCATGTCGGGATCACCGAATCGCACCTTGATGACCGTTCCCTTCGGGTTCTTCACATAAACCGCACTCTTCTTCTTCTCACCCGGAGTGTAGAAGGGCTTGTTCAGAGTGACTTTCTTGCCTTGGTATTCAGCCATATCAAGCCTGTCCTCCCGAGAACAATGGCGAAGCCTGAATATCCTTCAAGCTTTCCGGTTTCTTGGGCTTCTGGAACCGAATCTTTGGGGCAACACCCTCTTCGAGTGCCTCCATGATGATCGGGCGCGGTTCATCCGGCAATTTCGGTGCGGTTTGCACCACCACGGTGGTCACGATTGGGTTGTTCATGGCTTTGAATTCACCGCACCAGTCTTCATCTTTCATAGTAGGCCAGCAACTGGGTCTGCTGCTGGGCGGATACCTGCGGCAGGTCTTATCCGCACTGAAAAACTGGCAGTCTTTGCAAAAATTCATCACATCTGAGGCTGCTGAGCCATCGCCTGAGCTTGTTGCTGCTGCTGACTAGGAAGGAGACCGCTACTCGTAAGGAATGTTTGGATTTCCTTCCGCAATTTCCGCGCTTCATTGGTAGCCACCTGCTCGTAAGCCTGCAAGAGGCTGTCCAAACGCATCATAAACGCGTTCTGTGACGCCGGACTGAACTGCTGACCCTGCTGGATCGCCCCATTCAGGTACTGCATCAGCACCCCAATGCGCCCAGCGTAGTTCTGCCCCGGCTTCGCGGGCACCGGAATACCCACCAACAGCGTCGGGATCGTCTTGGTCTCGTCCTCCAGCTCGTCCTGGGCCTTCTGACCCGGATCACGGATCAATTTCTTGATCAAACTCGGGTCATCCAGCTCCATGATGCTCTTGTCCAACGCCACCTGATCCACCCAGGGCGAGTTCATAAACAACTGCTTACGGCTGATGGCCTGCTGCACCATCATCTGCCTACTCACCATGTCCATTCCACCCTTCGGCTCCAGCTCGTACTGATCATGGAGGGCCACAGGGTCCGCATCCAACGAGTCCTCCGCAAAGCGGTAGCGCAAACTCTTGGAATCATACTGCACATACAAGCCCCACGCCTGTCGGTACAGCTTGCCCAGAGCCATGCGGAAGAGCCGCGCCCGCAAATCCCCGCTCTGCATCGACTGAGCGTTGATGCTCTGGATCTCGGTCGCCGTCCTGCGATCACCACCACTGCTCATCGCGCTGCTCATCGCGTAGTCCGGGCTACCGATCCGGTTCTCCGCAATGGCCCGCGTCTGATTCAGCTCCTGATCAAAGCTCACCGGAGGCTGCGGCATCTGCACCGGTGCCACGCCATACGGCAAAATCTGCCCCGGCTGGAACCGCAGATTGATACTATTCGGCAGCTCCCGCTCCGCACGGAACAGCGGGCGGTTGTACAGCGTCATCGCGTCATGCTTATGATTCCACATCGCGGTCATGCTCAGTTCGAACGCCGCCAGAATCTCGCACACGCCTCTTGGACTGAACCAGCCCTTGTCCTTGATCTCATACGGGAAGTCCACGAACGGCAACTGGTTATGCTCATACGGCAACTCCATCGGGTCCCGCAGATCAAGATCCACCGCCGCAGGGCTGTAAGTATAAACCTCCCACACCCCGTCATCCCGCTTCCTATAAACCTCCCAAACAATCACGCCATCCGTGTTCGTGGTGTAAGTAATACCCTCGCGCAACTGCTTCGCATCATCCTCGGTCGCCGCCCCCGGAATGTTATCATCCTGCTGCGGGTTCCCACGGATCTTCTCAATCGTCTTCGCATCACTCTTCCATCCAAGCTGAGCCGCCACCCGCTTGTAAGCCGGAACACTCATCGGCATCACATGCACCGCCCAGTCCGCATCCTGCAAATCCACCGTGTACGCCGGGACCACGAAATACATCGGATCAATCGCCTCGAATCCCACCCGCTTATCACCCGGATTCCAGAAGCACTTCATCACCCCACGCCCGCTCATCAGCGTGTAATCCACCCAGCTCAATACCTCATCAATGAAGTTGGTCTTCTCCCGGATCTTATAATTGAACCAATCCTCGGCCACCTTCGTATACGCATTCAACTGCTGGCGCATCGGCACAAAGCTGGCCACAACATCCATGCCCAAAGCTTGCTGGAGGAACAATGGTTTGAGCTTCTCAATCGCCGTATCAATGAGCGGCCAATGCAAATCCGCCGCCTTCGGCCAGGGCTTATTCACACGGCGCAACCCATTGTGGCGTAACTCATACCACCTCGTCTGCCTCAGCTCCCACGGACTGCGTTGGCTCACAGCCTCGACAATCTGGCCCTGCAACGCGTTCCGCTGTTTATCGCTCATCATAAAATCGTTGTCCTTTCCTACCCCCCAACATCACATCCAGCAAGCGCAACCCCTTTTTCGCTATGCTCTAGTGGGCCAATCTCATCCTCCAACCTCTCCATCAAACTCCGCCCATCCTCGTTCACCGCCCTCAAATACTCATCCATCCGCTTCCCACCACCACCACAGAAAGCCAGTACCACCGCATCCGCCCGATCAGGACTATTCACACCACGCGCCCGCAGCTCATCCTTACCCTCCAGCGTCAGCTTCCCCTTCCCATTCGTCCGCACCTTCCGGCTCACGAACTGCTGCAACAGCACCTCATCCGTCCCCACCGGTCCCAGATTCACCTTACCCTCCTCCACCATCCGCCCGAACTCAATCCACATCTCCGCCGCCCGATTCACGAACTGATCATCCCGGATGGCCCGCTCACCAAAGTTCACCCGCCGCACATCCCAACCCTCAGAGCGGAGCGCGTCACACATCACAACACCCATACCGCCCACATCCGCATAGATATCCGCCGCCTTCAGATTCCACTTCCGGAACTCCGCTATGACCCTAC